ATGGGCAAGATGAAGTAATGGCAAAAGACGCTTGCTATAAAAAGGTTAAGGCCCGGTACAAGGTCTTTCCCTCTGCTTACGCAAGCGGAGCCATTGCTAAGTGCCGTAAGGTTGGTGCGAAGAACTGGGGCAACAAGACCCAGAAGAAAGCAAAGGGCGGAATCGTAAAAGCGAGGACGTTCTGATGGCTGTTCGCAAGACCGAGAAAGGCGCTGCTCTAAAACGCTGGTTCAAGGAAGACTGGAAAGACGTTCGCACAGGCAAACCCTGTGGTCGCCAAGAGGGCGAGAAGCGAGGAACGCCTTACTGTCGTCCGTCTAAGCGGGTCAGCTCTAAGACGCCCAAGACTTCTGGTGAGATGTCGTCCTCTGAAAAGCGGAAGAAGATCGCTGAGAAGAAAAGCTTGGGCCAGCCTGCTGGTAAGCCGCGTCGGGTTTCCGCCGCTAAGAGGAAAACGAAATGACAACGTCTGGTTCACGAGACTTTAACCTCGACGTCGCGGAAGCGATCGAAGAGGCCTACGAGCGCATCGGTCAAGAGATGCGGACGGGCTACGACGCCAAGACGGCTCGTCGCTCGATGAACTTGATGTTTGCTGAGTGGGCCAACCGTGGGTTGAACCTGTGGACCGTGGCCCAAGGTACGACGACCGTGACACAAGGCACGGCGCAGTACACTCTTGCGGATGACGTTGTAGATATTTTGGACATGGTTCTTCGTCGTTCTGGCACGGATTACGAGATGGATCGTATCAGCCGTTCCGACTATTTGAACTTCCCAAACAAGACGGACCAGGGCCGTCCTTCTCAGTTTTACTTCGATCGTCAGATCGCCCCTGTGATCAATCTGTGGCAGACGCCTGAAAACTCGACGGATCAGCTGGTGTATTATTATGTGCGCCGGATCGAGGACGTTGATACACTGACGAACACGACGGGCATTCCCTTCCGTTTTTATCCGTGCATGGTTGCGGGTCTTGCGTATTACCTCGCTGTAAAGCGTGCGCCGGATCGTGTGCAGATGATGAAGTCGATCTACGAGGAAGAGTTTCAGCGCGCGGCGAATGAGGATGAGGCCAAGGTGCCACTGACTCTGACGCCGAGCATTCGTTATCTGAGGGTTTGATGGCATTCGCATCTGGCAAAAACGCATGGGGTATATCTGACCGGTCTGGTCGCCGCTACCGTCTTCGGGACATGAAGAAGGAGTGGACAGGTGCGCTTGTTGGTCCAGATGAGTATGAGCCTAAGCACCCACAACTTTTTCCTCCACGTCCTGGCCCTGATCCACAGGCATTGAAAGATCCACGCCCGGATCAGCCGGAGGCACTTCAGGTTTATGTTGGCGTGCCAACTGTGGAGAACCCTCGCCTTGAGCGCCCTCGTATGGTAGGTAAGGCAGGACAAGTTACGGTGGTGACCACATGACACTTACATACGGCGAGCTGAAACAGGCGATTAAGGATTACACGGAAAACGAAGAGACGACCTTCGTTAACAATATTCCTTTGTTTATCCGCCAGGCTGAAGAGCGAATCTTGAAGCAGGTTCAGCTGAGCATCTTCCGCAAGAACGCCACTGCCAACTGCAGCAGCGGCAATCAGTATCTTGCTGTTCCGTCCGATTTTCTTGCGCCCTACTCTTTGAGCTATCGTGGCGCAGATGAGGACAAGACGTTCTTGGAGTTTAAGGATGTCTCGTTCTTGCAGATGTATAACCCGGATTCAGCCACGACTGGCGCCCCTAAGTATTACGCGCAGTTTGATGTAAACTATTTTGTTCTGGGCCCGACACCTGATCAAAACTACACGATGGAGCTTCACTATCTGTACCGTCCGCAAAGCATTACGGAACTTTCGGATTCTGGCACAACGTGGCTTAGCACTAACGCTGAAATGGCATTGTTGTATGGTTCTCTGATTGAAGGCTACATCTTCATGAAGGGCGAGACTGACGTCATGCAGATGTATACGCAGCGTCTTCAGGAGTCGATCGCAGGGATCAAACTCCTCGGTGAAGCCAAGGAAACCACCGACCAGTATCGCACTGGTCAAGTCATAAGGCCTAAAAGCTAATGTTTGAGTTTAAGCTGGACGTACCCAAGGATCAGCCGATTGTAAGCGTGAGGACCACAGAGAACCGCGGCTTTTCTCCCGACGAGCTGGCAGAACAATGCGCACAGAAAATCATTTCGGTCTCCGAAAATGCCCATCCGGGGATTAGAGACCAAGCCCGTGCTTTTCAAAAGCACATCGAGAAGCTTGTTGAGTTCTATCTTCGACANNAAATGCCTGAAGAACCTATTGTAAAGGTTCACACCACGGAAGGCCGTGGTTTTACGCCTGACGAGGTGGCGCAACGTTGCGTTGACAAGCTTATTAGTGTGTCAGATACGGCGCCCTCGCCAATTCGCGATCAAGCGCGGGCGTATAAGAAACACATGGAGGCGGTAGTTGCATATTACATGCGAGAAGCTATTCGCAGCGACCGCACAACTGTGTATAATGCACTTAATGATGCGGGGCATCCCGAACTGGCTGAACTCATAAGGAGACTTTAACATGGCCTTTACCGGAAACTTTATGTGTACGTCGTTCAAGTCTGAGCTTATGACGGCAACACACGATTTTACAGCGACAACTGGCAACACTTTCAAGTTGGCACTGTATGACAACAATGCGTCTTTTACGGCGGCGACCACAGCCTATACAGCGACTAATGAAGTTTCTGATTCAGGTTCTTATGTTGCTGGTGGCGGTGCGTTGACCAATGTTAGCCCAACCACTTCTGGTACAACGGCGTTTGCAGACTTTGCTGACATTACCTTCACGTCTGCCACGATCACTGCTCGTGGTGCGTTGATCTACAACGACACTGCTGCTGGTGATCCTGCGGTTGTTGTCCTGGACTTTGGTTCTGATAAGACGTCTACAGCTGGAGACTTCCAGATTGTATTCCCAACAGCGGACGCATCAAACGCTATCATCCGCATTGCGTGAGGCTAGATAATGGTAAAGCTCGTCAACCGTGTAAAGGTAGAAACCACCACCACAGGTACAGGTACAATTACCCTTGGCCCTGCTAACGATGGCTATCAGACGTTTGCCCAAGGCGGCATCGTTGACGGTGACGTAGTACGCTATGTTATCGAAGATGGTAACAACTGGGAAATCGGCAGCGGTACATATACGGCGAGCGGAACCACTCTAACTCGTACAGTTCTGGAGAGCAGCAACTCTGACGCTGCAATCACTTTATCCGGCAGCGCAACTGTTTTTGTCACGGCGGTAGCCGAGGACATCCTTCCTATCACTAAAGGGTCTCTCACAAAGACGTTTGCGTTAGATGAGGAAGCGACAATCACGCTTTCTGAGTCGGCTGCACCTGCACCGGTTGTTTCTGTCACTAAAGAAGTATCGCAAACAGGCGTTACGAATAGCGATTGGGACATTGGTCCAAACGATGCAGGGTATGACATCCAGGACTTTGCAAAAGCAACCACAGTTACGATTGACGTGACCAATTCTACAGCGACGTTGTCGACTGGATCTTGGACGGACGACGATGTTGGTAAAAAGATTGTTGGCGGCGGCGGCATAGCTGTGCTGTTAGATACGTCTGACAACATTCTGATCACTCAATCGTTTGATGATGCGAACCCTGTTCTTACGTCTGGCAACTGGGCACTGTACGGCATCCAGTTTAATGAGCTTGGCACAGGGATTTCTCTGACTCGTGGTGATGGCCTATCTACAACTACGTTTGGTGTGACAAGACCTTACGTGGTGTATGATGGGGATACGATCAACTATGACACCGTGCTCGGTGCCACAAGCGTGTACAGAGTACGGTTTAATGATGACGGAACAAAACTGTACCTGCTGAACTATAACAATGACCGTATTGACACCATGGACCTTGCAGCACCGTACACCTTGACCGGGGCTACAAATGCATCTTCTTCGCTTTCCTATGCGGCAGAAGACTCCGTTGGTTTTGACTTTTGTTTTGGAGATTCCGGCTCTAAGGTTTATGTCTTAGGTACCATAACCGATCAGATTTATCAGTATAACCTAACAACTCCGTATGATCTCAGCACTGGTACCTACGCAAGCAAATCATTTGACCCAACAACCCAGGCGTCAGACCCACAAAACTTTGTCTTAGACTCAACCGGGCAGTCGATGCTTGTGTTGGACTACACTTCAAAGTACCTCTATCAGTACACACTTAGCACTGCGTGGGATATCTCAACCGCAACATATGCGTCTAAGAGCGTAAACGTCGGTGATACCAACAACAACGGCGGTGGTATGCCGTTCACAAATGTATATTACCTTGATGCAAAGCCTGATTTTTCACGCATTTTTTTGATGACCAACGGACCAACTACTACAACGTCACGGATTATTCGTATCTTTAATTTAACCAATCCAACCGATGTTGGCACGGCCACTCACTTGCCGTATTTTTATGACTACGCAACCTCCGCTGATGCCGGATTTACCATTGAAAACAACGGTAACTATGTTTTTGGTCTGACAACTACAAGTGTTAACCGGCACCTTGTTACAACGCCATATGTTCCTGGGCGGGCTATTTCTGGAGACGGCAGTACTCCCGAGGCCAGAACCCAAACTAACCTAAACGTGTTTTCAATGTCTGGCGACGGAACCTATATGGCGTATGCGTATTCCACAGGAGCCACCGGAGCTGTCTATCTAGGCCGGTTGGGAGAACCGTGGAACCCGTTAAGTGATATAACGGGGCCAGTACTGGTGACCAGCAACGCTACTATTGACTACATTTATGATATACACTTCTCTTCCGACGGTAAATTTGTTACCTTCCTCTGGCACGTAAGTACAAGTGCTGATTATATCCAACAGTATGAGCTTGGAACAGCGTTTGACTATAGTTCCGGCTTCACCCAAACTACGCTCACAGACTTTGATACTCTAGGAGTTGTGTATTCCATAGGGTTTTCTCCGGACGGATCCAGGTTCTATGTAGGTGCTGCTACGACTATTTATC